AGGCACCTGATCCTGCCTGCGAAGCCAAGGTCTTTGGGTCGGTGGCCAGATCTTTATACGCACCCATGCCGGCCTTGAACAATGCACCAGCTGCTCCCATGTCAATGGCGTTGTAGTTGACACCAAGGCTCTCAAGCAACTGTTGTGGGAGGGGCAGGAACACGTGCGCGCCAGCAATGTTCTCTGAGAACTGGGCATTGTTGGCCTGCAGTGCATACTGATACTTGATGAATTTGAATTGTGTGCCATACCGAATCGCTTCTGATGGGAAACTCAAAGAGTTCTGGGCAGGCGAGAGTTGGCTTTGTGTGTCGGCCATAACAGGGATTGGTTCGTTTGAATCGGCCATGGGTTCGAGGGATAGAAGATCTCGCTTTATTTATTGGTCTCGGAAAGCATGGCATACAAAGGACGCTATCGGGTCAAGAACGTGTCAAAATACATGGGCAACCCAACAAAGGTGGTGTATCGTTCTGGCTGGGAACTCAGATTCATGAAACTCTGTGATGACAGTTCTGACATCATTGGTTGGAGTTCTGAGGAAGTGAAGATTGCCTATTTGTCACCGGTTGACAATAGGTGGCACAGATACTGGCCAGATTTTCTCATCAAGAAGCGCACCCTGCAGGGATTGATTGAGACCCAATTGATAGAGATCAAACCAAAGAAGCAATGCAGTCCACCAAAGAAGCCACCAAAGAAACTCTCAAGACGTTTCCTCAATGAAGCTGCCACGTATGCGGTCAATCAGGCCAAATGGGCGGCGGCAATTGAGTTCTGTAGACTCCGTGGTTGGAGTTTTCTCATTCTGACAGAAGATGACATTCTCTAAAATGCGTACACCATACACATATTTAATCACCGAAAAAGAAACAGGAATGCGGTACTATGGCGCCAAATATGCCGATGGCTGCTGTCCGGCCGATCTTGGTGTGACATATTTCTCTTCATCAAAGATTTTGGAACCGTTGTGTCGTGACGACCCAAACAACTACATCTATGAAGTTCGACAAATCTTTGACAAAGGATGCGAAGAAGAAAACGTCGATGCTGCAATAAAATGGGAGGCCAAATTTCTGTCAAAGATCGATGCAAAACACCGTCTTGATTGGTACAACCAACACAATGGTGATGGGAAGTTTCGATTGAAAAGACAGTCAGAAAACGCCAGAACGAAAATCAGTGAATATCAACAAAGTGTAAGGCAAGCCAAGAGCGAAGCCTCGCAAGGAACGAACAATCCTTTCTTTGGGAAAAACCATACCAAAGAAACAAAAGACAAATTGAGCCAAATTGGAAAGAAATATAGTGGTATCGCGCATCCCTTGTGGGGTTTGCCACGTTCTGACGAAACAAAACTCAAGATCGGCATTGCGCGCAGGGGCATGAAGCATTCCAAACAATCTATTGCCAAAATGACGCTGAAACATACCGGCAAGAATTTCAACGAAGATCATAAACGAAAAATTGGCGAAGCGAACAAAGGAAAACCAAGATCCGCAGAATATCGGCGCAAGATAAGTGAATCATTGAAGGCCAGAAACGCAGCGTTGAGAGGAACAAACAATGACTAAGTTCGATCAACTCATCAAAGATGCCGAATACAGTGGAACATTGAGTTTGCAATCCCAACATTCAATGAAGTGGTTACAACAGCGAATTAGCACCATGGGTGTTTGGTCATTGCCAAATTTTCAGGGTCTCCGACAAACGCTTTATCCGGTTTGCGGAAAGATGTATCTATTCAGATATATGCCAAAGACCAAAGAAACGCTACCATACTATGACACTTTTCCATTAGTTATTCCAGTGAAACTCTTAAAAGATGGCATGCAGGGACTCAATCTTCATTACCTGCCACCGATGTTGAGAGCCAAACTCATGACAGCATTGATGGACAACTACATGTCAACTCAGAAGTCACGTCTTGCCATCAACTATCAAATTCTCCAGAGAAGCTCGAAACTCAAACTGTTCCAGCCGTGCTTCAAACGGTATCTAGGCAACTATATGTTCTCTCAGATGTACAGTATCGAGCCAGAGGAATGGCCAGCGGTCATCTTCCTACCCGTGCAGCGGTTCCAGAAGGCAACGGCAGAGAAGGTCTGGCGTGATTCCAGACGGATGGTGGGAGTCTAACGCCATGCCATTTGACATCACCGAATTCATGGCCAATGCTGCGGAGTTTGGGTTCACCCATCCCTGCAACTTTTTGATGCAGATCGCCGCGCCACCTGCATTCTATGGCAACGACACACGTCTGTTCAGCTTCCTGTGTCACGCAGGCAATCTTCCGGGTGTTGGCATTGAAGTCTCACCAGAACACCGAATCGGATATGGCCCAAGCAAAAAGGTGCCGCACAACGTTGGCCAGACTGACATCAATCTGACTTTCTATTCAGATGGTGCCGGCACGGCCATTGACTTCTTTGATCAATGGCTCAGAAACATTGTTTCATATGGTGATGTGTTGAATCCAATTCAAGGCGCGGCATATGGTCAAGTCCAATATCCCGAACACTACGAAACAACGCTTGAGCTTCTCTATTTCAACGAGAATCCGGGTTATGACGGCAGGGAACTGATCACTTATCGGTTCTATGACGCATACCCAATTGGCATGACGGAAATCCCGCTGGACTGGAATGCCCAGAATCAATATTCGTCCTTCAGCATCCCATTCACATATCGCACGTTTCAAATCATTGTCAACGATGTTGGTGGTTATGGTTCGGAAGACGCGATAGTGCCAAACCAAGGTTATTTGATGGACGTCGCCAATTCCTATTCGGGATCCTATGCGTCAATAAATACATCGCTATCGTCATTGTTCCAACAGTCGGAATCAATCTCACGCGGTTCAATCGGATTCAACACAAACATTCCTGGGTTTTCCGCGGTGCTCGGCTCCATTAGTTCTTCTTCCAACAGCCTCGGCAACAAATTGAACATTGTCGGTGCCCTCAATGGGGCGATGAGAGGAAATGTTGGTGGAGGATTGTCTTTTCCATGAGGTGTTAACTTGTCTCTTCCTGTACTGAAACAAACCATTTTTGAATTTGATCTTCCCTCCACCGGGCAAAAAATTCAATTCCGTCCATTCACTGTCGCCGAAGAAAAGATTCTGTTGATGGCACAGGCCGCTGATGATTCCGCGTCCAAGATCAGTGCCGTCAAACACATCATCAATAATTGTTGTGTTGCGCCGATTAACGTTGACAAGCTTGCGAACTTTGACATCGAATACTTCTTTGTTCAACTGCGAGCAAAGTCGGTGTCCAACATTGTGGAGGCCGAGATTGAAATTGGTGGCAAGAAACAGAAGCTCATCATCAATCTTGACGATGCCAAGGTCAAAAACGATGCTGTCAAGAAACTGATTCTGTCCGAATCCGAAGGCATCGGCGTCACATTGCACTTTCCGACCTTTGAGCTCATCCAGAATGCACAATCCCAGAAGGAAGACCCAACGGCAGCACTTGGGTTGTTCCGAGACTTGATTGACACCATTTTCACAGCCGAAGAAGTGTTTGATGTCAAACAACATCCAGCGGCGGAACTTGATGCGTTCTTGGATTCTCTCAATCTGGATCAGCTGCAAGTGATCCAGGAATGGATTGTCAATCTCCCGTACATCTACATCGATGTCCCATACCAAGACGAAAACAATGAGCAGAAAACGATCCAGCTGAGAGGTCTGGAGAATTTTTTCGGCTCATAGTAGCCTACACCAACTTGGCGGAGTGGTACAAGCTCATGTTCACACTCCGTCATTATCACAAATACAGCGATGCTGATATGTTGGAGTGGTTACCTTTCGAAAGACAAATCTATCTTGACATGCTTCTCAAGGCATTGGAAGAAGAAAAGAAGGCAATGGACAAAATTCAACGACACTAACATGATAACGTCAAAGAAACCACGTTCGAAACAGGATGAGTTGATCCACAAGCGCCGAGACTACATCCATCAACGTTCGGAAATTGAGCTGGACAACATTCGCTGGCGAAATCGTCGAAGAATGGCGTGGCTGGCGTTGATCGCCACACTGGTTGCCACGATTTTGTTCCCGTTCCTGAGCGTGGGGAAAATCACTGCCCTCGAGAGTGTGGTGGGTTGGTTTTATATGTCAATGTCTTCGGTGGTGGCGGCATATGTTGGCACTGCTGCATATGCAGATGTTGCCAAAATGAGACGTCAAATGGGAATGCGTTCGCCGTATGATGACGAAATTGACGACAACCAACAATATGAGAACAGCAACAACGAGGGTGATGTCTATGGTGATGGTAGACTGAATGGAATATCAATGGATCCCGACTACTACAAACTGGACAATCATTGATGGCTGACACACCCAATCAAGATTCTGTCAACAACAGTAGCACTGGACCACGCACAGAAGTGCCGCGTCCCGGTGTGTCACCACCACAACCAAATTCCAGCAGCATGCCGGGCGTTCCAAGCCTCCTCT